ATGAGCAGTGATGAAAAACTGAAAGATACTGTTGGCGCTGTAACAGAGCTTGTAAAAGCGGTTCCGATCTATCAGGACGCCGTACAACCGGCAGCCAAAGAACTTGGCAAGGCGTTGGGTACTGTTGCTCAAACGATAAATGTCGCGCTAGCCCCTGTCAGCATGCTGGTATGGGGCTATGACCAGATCAGGGATTTTGTCGCAAGCAAAGTGGCAGAAAAGCTCAAACACGTCCCACCAGAAGAAATCGTCTCCCCTAAGCCTAATATCGCAGGGCCTGCTCTAGAGGCCCTTCGCTACGCTGGTTTTGAGGCCAGCCTAAGCGATCTTTACGCAAATTTACTGGCCACATCAATGAGTAAAAACTCAGCTCATTATGCGCACCCGTCATTTGTAGAAATTATCAAGCAATTGACTTCCGACGAAGCAAAAATAATCGCCCTCTTTCCATTTCCAATCAATTACCCAATTATCACCATTAAACGCGAAGGGCATAACCAATCCATGCCAACACGTGGCACACACGAAATCCTCAGCAACTTTTCATTAATCGGGGAATTTGCCGGGGTAGAACACAATGAAAACACACCCGTTTATATTGATAATTTGTGCCGACTAGGATTGGCAGAAATCCCTGTCGGTCTAGAGTACGTTGATTCCAGCAACTACACTGAACTCGAAAACAACAAGCTTGTGATCGACATCAAGGAACTGATTCAAAAAGACCCTGACTGCTCATTTTCGATTGAAAGAAAATTTCTTCGAATCACCTCTATGGGGAGGCTATTCGCCAATGCTTGCCTAGCCCCTAAATTGAGTTCTTAGCAAAAAATTCGATTTTATATTATCTCAGCGGCCCCACCTTCGTAGCCCGCCGGTAGTGCTTGGTCATCGTCATATTCGAATGCGCCAGCCGCTCATTGGCCACAAGCAAGCTATCCTCGTCGGTCGCGGACTTGGCCCGCAGATCGCGCAGCTGGAAAGTCACACCGGATTTCTCGCGTGCCTGGTCAAACATCCGGCGTAGCTTGGCATACGTCATGCCCTCACCCTTCGCATCCAGCAGCAGGTGTAGCGGGATCACCTTGCCGGCCGGGGCGCGGGCGAGGATGCGCTTGATCACCACCTCCAGCTCGCCAGCGATCAGCATGCCAACCAGCTTCCCGGTCTTGCCTTGCCGCGTCCAGATTCGGCCATCGCGGATATCGGTGCGCTTGAGCTTCAGCGCATCGCTCACGCGTTGGCCCATCAGCAGATACAAATCCATGGCATCGCGCAACGGCTGCTCGGCTGCTTCATAGACCGCGCGGAACTCGTCATCGAACACGTATTTGTCGCGGCCTGTTTCCTTGAAACCCTTGATGCCGTCGCACGGGTTGGGCGACTCGGTCAGCCCCCACGACCTGGCCATGTTGAACAGGTGGGACAACAGCGCCTTTTCCCGGTTGGCCCGAATCTTGGCCTTCTTGCCACGCATGTCCATGTATTTGCGCACATGCACCGGCTTGATATTGTCGATGGGCAAGGCGCCAAACACCGCCAGCAGCTTGGCAAACTCGCGGTCGTTGTCGCGCTGGGTGGCCGGCTTCTTGGATAGGTAGACCTCGCGCTTGTAGCGGGCCACCACCTCGGAGAACAGATTCTCCGGCTTCGCTTCCGGCTGCACATTGTCGAGATCGGCATATAGCTTGATCGCAGCAACCTTGTCCCGCCCAAGGTTCACCCACTTGCGCCCGCCCTCTGGCTTGTCGGCAAGATAGTAGTACGTGGTGCCCTTCACGCCTTCACGCGCAAACATGCGCGCCGGCAGATCACGGTTCTTCGATTTCAAGCGGCCCATGGTGCCCTCAGTTCAATGCATCAAAATTCGGTTCGAGCGTCAGCTCGCCTTGCGACGGCCCGGCCATCTCTTCGCCCAGTGCCTGGCGCACCTTCAATCGGCTGACCTGCGGCCAGCCGTTGACGGCGGAAAGATAGGGAATGTGGTTGCGCTTCAACCAGCGGCGGATTCTCGCCGCAGCGCCCTGCTCTGCCGGCACACCGGCCAGCTCAAGCAGCTCGTCGCGGGATAGCCACGGCGACGGTGGCACGAGATTGACCACCGGTACGGTAGCCATCATGCGCGGCCACCAATGCGGGCAGCCAGCTGCCGGCGGCGATTGTGTTCCTGCCAGTCCTTGGCGCATTCGCTGCAGCAGAATACTTGCCCCGGTTCGGTCGGGTCGCCGCACCACGAGCACTCGCCGGACGGCGCTGGTGTTTCCCGTTTGGCATTGGCCCGCAGCCGCGCAAGGGCTTGGTCGCGCTCCAGCTGCTCGCGGTCGCTGGATAGATCGATGGCTTTACTCATGGTGTTGCCTCCTTTGCTGGTCAAGGCCGGACGTCATAGGCCGCCGGGCCGATTGATTCGAGTACAGCGCGTTGCTCCCGCAGATGCCCGGCACCGGCCGGGCTGTGTGTGGCCACCCGGGCTATGGTCGCGTCGAGGTCTGCCAGTGCCTGGCTGTAGCTTCTGCCGCGCTGGGCGGTGGTTCGGTTGCGGGCAGCAAGCTGGTTCAGCGCTGCCGCAAAATCTGGCGTCGCAATCTGCGCCGCTGAATCGGTCTGAATGGACGCGATTTCCTGATCCAATCGGTGGAGCAAATCCCGCTGCGCGAGGTCATCCCGCTCCGACCGATTACAGTTATTCACACAAGTCCAAGTGCTCGCGGCTGCGCCGCTGCGCTCAAAATCAACACCCAAAGGCGCCGCCTCAATGCGGCCCAAGAGGTTGGAAACAGTCTGGTCGCGACCCCACTTCACATCCCACTCATGCAGCCGGGTCTGAATCCGCTCAATCACCTCGCCGGTGCCGTCGAACACGGCCACGGCCGCACGCACGAACTTGGGTTCGCCGTACTTGTTCAGGGGGATCAGCATTTCGCCGCTGGTTTTGTTCGGCTCGGTCAGCTGCTCGAAGCCGATCCGCAGGCCGCCCTGCACGCTGCGATAGGCATTGCAGTACCTGGCCCAGTCGCCGGCATCGGCAGCCGCATGCAGCGGGCGCAAGATCAGCTCGTCGCCGTGCTCGGGGTTCAACGCGCGCACCTTGCGCAGCTCGCGCCAGATCGTCACCGGCGGCTGGCCAAACATCTGGAACTGCCGGATGCGCCAGCACGTTGCCCACTTGGCCACACGGCGCGCGCCACTGTCGGCAGCAAGGCCCGATTCGTCATCGGTGCCCACAAACTCGCCATCAATGTTCTTGGCCAGATATTTGGCGATGTACCCCACCGCTGACCCTTTGCGGGGGTCGATCTTCTCCACCGTCATGCGATGGTCGGCCGCGCCCGGCTCGCAGCCGTCCACCTCCAGCGCCTTGGCGCGCATGATGGCGAGCATCTTCTCTGCCTGGTGCGGCGGCACCCATACCAGCATGTGCCAGTGGGGCGTTGCATCGTGATGGGGTTCAACCACCCGGACACCGATCACAGGTATCTGGTTGTGCTTGCTGTTGAACTGCGCACGGCACTGCGCCCAGTTGGCGCACAGATAGTCCTGCGTGTCGCGCGGGTTATAGCGCGGGTTGCCATTGGTGCCGTACTTGTCGCTACATGCGTGGTACTTGCTCGGTGCCGTGATGGTGATGAAATAGCCCTCGTAGCCCAGCGCATTCATCAGTTCTTCGGTGCCACGCACCCTCACCATCAACTCGGTACGCCTGATCGCAGGGTTGGCCACCGTGCGGCGGCTCAACTCGGCCAATGTGTAAGTCTGGCCGCGCTCGTTCGTCGCCTCGGCCAGCGCCAGCGCTTTTTCATTACGGGCATCGCGGGCCAGCAAACGGGTCAACGACCCTTCGGACAGATAGGGCGAGCGCTTGCGATGCACGCAGCCCAAGCGGATCAGCAGTTGCTCTACCGCCCGGGTGACAAAGCGCTTGAGGCGCCCGCGCCACCACTTCTCATCAGCCAACCGCTTCTGCAGCGTGTCGAACTGTGCCGGGGTCAAGCCGTCCAGCGACGGCAGCACGCCCATATCCAGCGCCTTGGCAAATGCCTCCAGCACAAAGCGCGGCCGGCGCACGCAGCGGCCACCGGCCGCCACCACGGGCACGGCCTCGCCCGATTCCGCCTGCGCCATGATCTTTGCGCAGTCATTGGCAGCAGCATGGGCAACGCTGCCGAGTTCATCGTCATCCATTCCGATGGGCAAACCACCGGCTACGGTGGGTAACTCGGTCATGAACTCGCGCACGAAGGTATTGGCACGGGCCAACGCCCCGGCCTCTTTCTGCTTGCGCAGCCGGTGCCAGCTCGCACGCAGCGGGCGTTTCAGGTAGTCGGGCAAGCCTATCGAGAGCCGGTCAAAGTCGGCCACCTGGCTGCGCTCAACCCGATAGCGCACACGCTGGATTGGGTCAGTGGCCGGGCCATCGTTGCTCGCGGCAAAGCGCGCTTGCGCGATCTGCGATGCGATCTCGGCCGCAATCTGGCTGGCAGCGGTCATTCAACGCCCTGCCCGGACGGCAGCCCATGACGGCAGCGGCGCGCCACCTCGCATAACCACTGCGCGAACAGGGGGGGGTGTCGCCTCACGCTCGGCCTTGCTCACCTCGGGGCGCCAACCAGCCTGCCCTTTGCGGCGGCGCAGGCCGTTCGTGCGGGTCTTGCTTTGCGCAATCACATGCGTGGACGACCCCAGCACCATGGGGATTTCCGGCAACTCGGCCGCGTTGATGCCCACGATATAAAGCCACGTCGCCTTTTCCGCACGATGCCCCCACCAGTGCTGCATGACTGGCAATGTCCAGCCGCCGAATTCATCACGGCCCTGACCTGGCTTCGGCAGGCTCAGCACATCCCACAAGCTGGAATGCGCCGGATGCTCAAGCACCCCGCCTTCTGCTCGCACGCGCTCGATTGCATACGGAGCGAGGTCGCGCTCGTCATCACGCGGCTTGGCAAACTGGCGCAGGCGGCCCCACGCGCGGCACGGGGGATGGGCAACAACAGGCGCACCACCATTCCAGCAGCGCGCATCACGTGCGGCATCCCACACATCACACCCGGGCAGCGATTTGTAAGTGCTGTCTGCGCGAGCGAACAGCACGGCCACAGTGCTCAAACTCATCACGCCGCCGCCCGCAACGGCTCATCCAGCCGCGTAAAACTGCCCGACTTCACCGCACGCATGCGGGCGCACTCGTCGCGGGCCAGCCGGTCGTGTGCCTGGGCATTGGTCATCGAGCACGCCACCACGATGGCGCGCAGGGCGGCGGGCTGCACGATCTGCACGCCCTGCAGCTCCATGGCGGCGGCCAGTTGGTGCAAGCGCTCGCCGCAGTTGTCCATGATCTCGGCGGTGATGGCGGCCACCTCGGCCACCATGTCGCGCTGCGCTTTGGTCATCGGCATATCAAGCGACCTGATTGGCAATGCTGGCGACCACGCACGGCCCCCGGCTGGTTGCGTACTCGCTTCGGGCGGTCGAGCGAAAGCCGATCCCGGCAGTGCGGGGAAAGCAGCCACGCGGGCCAAGAGTAGCGCGCGTGCATCACGCGCGACTGGCTCGGCAGGGCGTAATTGGTTTTCAGCCATGGCATGGCAACCTCACGCGGCCAACGGGTTGCGGTTGCTCAGGAACGTGGCCAGCCGGATACGCCACGTCACCGCCCACACGCCCAGCACAAACCAGCGGTCGCCCGCCTCGGCCGCATCAAAATAGCGGCTGACGCTGCCCACCACCCGGCCCGGCAACAGCGGCAGCACAACGGCGCAGCGATCATCGCTGCAGTGCTCGCGCACCGCATCGCGGATCGCCTGGGTCAGCTCCACCGCCGTCGCCGGGTCAACCCACAGCAGCAAGTGCCAGTGTGCGTTGCCATCGTGCTGCGGCTCGGCCACACGCAGGCCGGCAAAGCCAATGCCCTGCGCCCGCAACGTGGCACGGGCGCTGGCCCATACCCGCAGCAACCAACCCTGCGCATCGGCCGGCGTGGCGCCATCGAAGTGCGGCGAGGACGGATGGAAACGCGCCGGCGTGCTCAGCGTCACCAGCAGGCAAACCATGCCGGCTTGCAGCGCGGCGCGCTCCAGCTCGTAAAGGCGTTCAATGATCGTGGACTTGCGTACAGCCATGCGGTCGAGCAGCGACATTGCGATTTCTCCGGGCAAAGGAATCCCGCTACGCCCGAAAACGGGCGCATTGGGAGGGGGTTAAATCAGGGGAAGGAAGCCCGGGCCGATCAGCCCGGGGCAAAATCCATCGTCATCTGCTGGCTGCCAAGCAAGTGCTCAACCGGCAACGATGAACTGCCGCGAATCCGCGCCGCAGGGTCTGGCACGATCTCGCTAATGATTTCCAGCACCGCCTTGAAGCGCCGGCCGCAGGCGAAATCGCCGCACTGCAGATAGCGCATGGTGCTCAGCTCGCTGAGCTTGCGGCTGGATCGGGTATTCAGGGTGGCCCCGCAGTAGGGGCACGTGGCGTGGCTGGGCTTGCTGCGCGGCGCACGTGCGACACGCTCAGCCCGGCGCGGGTGTTGATGCTGCTGATCCGGCGGCGTGCTGTGGCGGCTGCTGGGGATTGCTGGCGGGCAGCTGGTACGATTTTTTTGATTGGTCATGGCGGCATCCGGCGTTGCATTAAGGCTTGGCATGGCAGCACCGGCAGGCAATCACGCCTTGCCCCTGTTCTTTCATGCGCTCCAGCAAGACTGCGATCAACAGTTCGGATTGCTGCTGATCGAGGCCTGCCGCAAGTTTGCCCGCCAGTGGTAGCAGCTCATTCAAACCGTAACGGCCTGCGTGAACCGAAGCAGTGACATGATTGATGGTAAGCAGCCACCTATCGTCCATATCCAAAGACGGCGGTCTAGGCCACATGACAAGCTCCGTTGTGGACCAGTGTATTGGCCATCACCGGCGCACCGGCTTTGTGGCCGTGGCCACATCGGCGCTGCAGGGCTTCCGGTAAAACACCGTCATCCCGATCCGGCACGAAGCAGGCCAAGCCCATGCGATACATGGTTTGGGCAAACAACGATTCCTTTACGCCCAGCTCGGCCGCCGTGGCGGCAAGTTGGTCTGTCTCCATCACGGAGAGGGAAAGCTTTACGCGCTTGTCAGAGCGTGGCGAGTTCGCATCGAAGTGCGCGCGTTTCTTGCATGCTGCTTTCAACATGTTACGATCAGCCTTGTCTAGTGGCCCATAACCAGAGTATTGCGCACGATTGTGCTCAATGCAATATTTTTAGAGAACATATGAGCACTATCGGTGAGCGCATCAAAGCGGAACGTAAGCGCTTAGGCTTGAACCAAGAGGCTTTGGCAACAGCCGGCGGGGTGCAGCGGCGCACTCAGACCAACTACGAATCCGACGAACGGTCGCCCGACGCGGCCTACCTGATCGCCATCGCTGCCGCAGGTGTAGATGTGCTTTATGTGCTGACCGGACAGCCCGGCGGCGCAACGCTGGCCCATGACGAAGCACAGTTGCTGCAGCACTACCGCCAGATACCCGCCCAGCTCAAGCCGGCCGCGCTCGGTTCGGTTGCGGCTGTGGCTGCGGCAAGCGCAGGTACCGCCGGCGCGGCACCGCCCGGCACGGCGGCCACACAGGTTCAGCAGAACTTCAAAGGTGACGTAGGGCAATCCAACACCGGGGATATCACCATCACCGGCAATACCGACTTCACCTTCGGCATCAACAAGCAGAAAAAGTAGGGGCGCCCATGCGAGAACTCGTCATCCTCGTCATAACGGTCATGGCCATCTATATGGTCTGGAACGTGCTCTATCTGAAGATAACCGCCGCAAACACCAGCAAGCCGGTTTCGCACCTGGTTGGCGCCATTTGTGGCGGTCTGGCCTTGTTCCTTGTGGGCGGTTCGATTGGCAATGCCGAAACCGGCTTTGCCATGTTTGGCGAGGCACTTTACCTGGCAATCTTGGTTGTATGGGTACAGGTACAGCGCCGACACAGACCTGATTCTTGGCCGGCTCGCTGGTTCAGCCCGATGCCAGCAAAAGCCGATCAGAAGCTACCGCCCAAAGTGGTAACCAATAAACCGGCCCAAGCCAGCACCCCACAGCAAAACGAAGTAGCGCTGTTGCGTACCACGCTGGAAAACGTGCAGGAAGATGCCGCCAAGGAAATACGGGCGCTGCAAGCTGAGCTGGCTACAGTCCGCGCCAACGCCAACTACATGAACGACAGCCTAGCCGTTAGATTGGCCGAAACGACCGAACGCGAAGCGCTGTACAAGCAACTGCTGGAACAGCAACAGCCAACCACCCCGCTACAGCAACTGGCCGAACAACTGACAACGGTATGCGGTGCACTGGTAGCAGACAGCGCCCTGCTTGATGACGAAGTGCACTTCCTCGCCAAGTGGATCGATACGCACGCGGAGGTAAAGCGCACGCTACCTGGTGCAGCAATCGCCGCCAAAGTGGCCGATATTCTGGCCGATGGCGTCATCGCGGCAGACGAGCGCCTTGATCTGCTGGAGCTGCTGCTGGAAATCAGCGCTGGCGAATGGCGCGCCGACGGCACCCGCGATGCCTTCCCGGTCAAGCCGAGCAAGCCACCGGTTTTGGCTCCTACCCCCTCAATCAAAACCACCAAGCCGCCGGCCGAGCCCGCTGCCAAAGCACCGAGTACCAAAAAGCCCAAAGCCGAGCGTGTTTACCTAGATGAAGTGGAGTTTGATTACGTGGATTCTGCAGGCAAATGCACCACCCGCAATGTGATGGTGCAATCGGTAGATGGCATTTACGTGAAAGGGATCTGCACCACGCGCAAAGCGCTGCGCACGTTCCTGATCGAACGGATTGATGGGCATGTGACGTCCACCAAGACAGGCGAGTATTTGCCGGCGCGGCAGTGGGCGCTGGGGTTGAGTGCGTAACTTCCTGTCAATCAGTGCTCAGAACATTCCAATCAAGAAAAAATCAGGGCGTGTTCGCCAATAAACTCAAACATACACGCTCAAATTCAGTAAAAAAATCAAATCAGACACATTCAACAAGGGGTCGAAAAATGTCTGGAAACATCAACCCACGCACCAAATTCCCACTTACACCAGCAGCATTCCTTGCTTTGGTAGCCATATACCCTGCTCTGGTGTATGCCCTTTACCTCCTTACAAAAAACATCCACATCGAACACGAGTTCTTCTTTCCTAACTACATTCTACCTTTCGCATTACTGGGGGCCATTTTACTATTAGGATCAGATGTCAGAAAATTCTGTCCTCGCATATTCCTATACATTTTACCGATACTATTCATAGCCTTATCAGAATATTCGACTGAATACATACTAGAAGTTATAAAAGCAATCAAAAAAGATTTTGCCTCAGGAGCAAATTCGACTTTAACAATCGACCCAGGAACAAAACCGGCCTTACAGTACATCAAAGCCCTCGCTTTGTTTTTAATTGCTTTACCTTGTGGACATATTCTCGCCGAGCTTATTTCAAAGGATGCAAAAGACCGCCCTCTATACTTTGCAGTCTCTCTACCGTGTGGAATTTTTCTCACACTCATTGTAACGTTATTTCTTTCGCCCCTGCATTCACCCCCCAGCCGCCTTTGTGAATATTTTATTTACACTGCACCTATCGCCGCCTATATTTTAGCATCAATAATTTTATTGTACTTTGCCGCAACCTTCGAACGACCAGGTTACTCATTAAATATTATCGCGATTTTTTCAATCGTGCTTGTAGCCGCATATATAATTACACCAGAATTCACAACCGAACCCCAAAACCGTCCGACCTATCAATTAATTGCCAATATCCTTGCCGAGGTATTTTCAGCAACGTCTATTTTCCTGCTTGTTAACTTCAAAGCTAAAAGCGAAACCACAGCAGAGCATTAACCCAAATGGAAAACGAATATCTGATTGACGAACGCCCCGCCTATGACCACCGGATCGATGCGGCAATCAAAGTTGCAGCCGATCCTTGGGGCGGCGGCGCGCATGCCATGGATGTGGCCATACGCACGCCGGCCGGCGAGGTTTACCGCGTGGTGCGCGCCTGGGGCATGGGCGAGTATGTGCGGCTGAAAGAAGCCGGCTTTGCCATCACCGGCCGTGCGGAAGGTTACGACGAGGTTTTTGAGTACCAACCGCAACGGGTATGACTGGGCAGGTTTTCCGGCAGGATGTGGGCGTGGTGGCCGGTGGTGATGTGAATTACCACGGCAGCGTCATTCATCTGGTTCGGCCAACAGACGAGCGACCAAAGATATTGCAGGCACAGCGCAACCACTTGATGGAGCTGGTGTTGCAGGTATCCAATCTGCGGCCCGGGCTGCCTGTCGGCCAGATATGGGGCCGGGTGTTCCGCGAGATTGAAGTCGACGCGCTGGATGCCATGAGCAGCGCCCACTACGCGCCGGCCGTGGCCGTACTGGGCAGGATGCTGGACGAGATCGAGGAAGCCGCAGCAATACAGCGCATGGTGGCCCGGGTGCGCGCCCACATTGGCAACGACCCGGCATTGCAGAACCGCGCCATAGATCATTGCGTGATTCGCTGGGGCAAAACCCGCTTTCTCGACCTTGGCATGGACGAGCTGCGCGAGCTGCTTGGCCTGTTCCAGACCTGGCAAATGGCACCGGCGCCCGACACCGCCGCCGGGCAAGAGATCATGCAACTGCGCACCGCACTGGAAGGCGAGCAGGCCAAGGCACAGCGCTGCAAAGAGCACGCCTTGCGCGCAGAAATGAAATACCAACGCACCCGCGCCCGGCAATGGATACTGACCATGGCCGTATCAGGCCTGACCGTGGGGCTGATGCTGGGTGCGTGGCAGTTCAACTATCGGGGGTAAGGATGAGTGCAACACCAGTGACAGAGCCAAATTGGCTGCTGATTATTTTGTCAAGTGCGGCGGTCAGTGCGACCATCACCGTGGGATGGAATTTCATTGCAAAATTAATTGACTCCCATAAGGAGAAAAAAAAACAAAACCACGTCCATGCGCTTATAAAACTCGAAATAGCATACATACTAGAACGATTTGCAGAGGACTGCAGCAACACTCTAGCCAGCATAGAAGAAATATTAGCCGAATTCTCCGAAAACCACGAAGAGCAATCATATGATCTAAAGCTACCTTCCATTTCTTTCGAAGGAGAAATAGAATGGAAAAACCTACCAGTTGAGTTTGTCGCCGAAGTCAAAGATGTATTTCGAGATTATAATGCAGTTGAATATTGGATGAAATCAGTCTGGGACATTTCAGACCACTTTGATATGTGGATCTACCAAAAACAGCGCATCGCACTATATGGTCAGAGAGCCTGCGAACTGGCACTGAAAATACGGGCCGACATAAAAGTAAATGCGCGTGGTGATTCCATGGAATTTTGCAAAGACCATTTCGAATTAATCATCAACCATTATGAAAGGTCAGCTCTTAAACGTTCAGGAAAGGTCGATCTAATACCCGATCTACGGAATTTATTTATCAAACGGCACCCCAACCTCAAAAAGAGAATAACCGAAGAAATGTGACATTTGTCACTTTCCATTGCGAACGGTAGTTTTGCACGACCGCATAATGTGGCTTCCACCAACTCCGCGAGGAATCCATTATGCATCTGCAGCACTTTCACGGCGACGCCGGCGTGGTTGCCGGCCGCGATGTTCGAGTCGGCCAACTGCAACAGCAATTCATCAGCGACCACGCCAGCACGCTGGCTGCGCAAGAGCAGCAGTTTGCCAAGCAGACTGGCATATGGGCCTCAGCGCCGGCGCGCGTGGGCCTCGACCTGTTGATGCATCAGGATGTCTCGGCCAAATCGCTGGCGAAAATCTGGCAAAAGGGCCTGTATTTTCATGACGACCAGTTCGACTTGAAGATTTTCCCGGGCACGCCAGTGATCTACTGGTTGGTGATGGCTGGCCTGACGTGCATTACCATCGCAATGGGCACCTGCATGGCCTTCAACGCAGCTGTTGCGATTATCGCTCCATTGATTTTTGGGTGGCTCTTTGTCTTTGGTGTAGCCATCCTGCTGACCAATGGCGAGTATGCGCGCTACACCATCTCGAAACGGATTGAGCCGTTGGTGGATTCAGTCAACAGGCAACTGCCCGCCGCCCTCGCTGCCTGGCGCCAGCGGCAAGCCCAACCATAAACAAAAAGCCCCGCACTTGGCGGGGCTTCTTCTATTTAGCACTTAGCGTAGCTATTTGTTCTAGATATTTTCCAATGCATCTCTTGTTGACTGGGGAAAATACCATCTACATTTATTCAATAGCTTACCTGCGGTTCCCTTATCAAGAGAATCACCAGACGATTTCAGAATCGTTATTATTTCATATGTGCATTTTTCACCCGGCTTTTTCTCTTCAGCAAGTGAAAACTCCTTTCGCGCCCTCTGTACATCCCCCTTAGCCAAGGCAGCATAACCATTCTGCAAATTCTGTGAGCTCTCGTATTCCGTTCTTTGCGCCGGTGTTGCTTTCGCCAACACACCATTCTCGACTGCAACCGCGTCTACGTTCAAAATCCTTTGACAATACGTTGACACGCTATCTCTTAAAACCTGGAGATCCGCATTGATGGGTTGCCGATCATTTACCCATACGCGAAACAAGCTAAGGCATTCTTCAGCAGCAAAACCACTACCGATAACATCTTGCTCGAGCTGCACGATTACATTCTTGTCAATTTTATTAGAAGTCTTGTCCTGGCTATCAGCAACGGGGCGAGGGGTTGGTATTGGGGTAGCAGTTGGCTTGGGCTTGGCAACCGCCTTGGCCACCGGTTTAGCAGCGGGCTTGGCGGTCGGGCCCGGAGTTGGCAGTTGCTCTCCTGAGGCCGCAGAAGCGTCTTGCTTTGCTTTTTGAGCTTGGGCTTTAGTCGCATCTGCTGGCTTTGTAGGAGTAGGCGACGGTACCGCAGTAGGTGCAGCAGTAGGCTTGGGAGTTGGGGCCGGCGTAGCTTCAGGCGTTGGTGAAGGGTTAGCAGTGGGCTTGGGCATGGCGCTGAGCACTACTGCTTCAGCTTTAACCGCTTGAGTGTACTGTTCAATCGCAAGCAGCCCAAGCAACAAGCGCTGGTGCCTGCGTAACTGAATTTGATATTCAGTTTTATCGCCAGTATTCAGATATGCCAAACATATCCCAGTCAAACTATCGCGTAGCAGCTGGACGGATGTTGTTCTTAGCCCAACATAACCAGCATTTTCCCCTGATCGGTATGCCGCACCAATTATCCCCTTTGCCGCCGCATTTTCCACCGTCCCGTTTAAATCCAACTCGGAAAAGGCCGCAGATATTGCATCAGGGCTTGGCTCCGGGCAAACAACCCCATCTTTAAAAAAAACCATCCGTTGTTTTATATCCAGACTAATTGCATGCACGTCTTTTCCATATGGTTGATATGGTAAAGGGGTCGTTCCAGGCTTGGGCACTTCGGTGGAAGGGTCTTTCTGAACGTAAAAATCTTTGTTGTATGGGCTGCCACATGCACCCAAAGTCATTACCACAGCAAGGCCAGAGAGTAGAAGGGATAGCCTAGTGACACGCATTTCTGAAATCTCCCAGTTGAAATTTGCGTTTTCCCTCATTGCAACTTGTAAATTAAGAAAGATTTATAAAATACTCAAGGCGGAGTTCAAAGGAAAATACTTACAAATCATCGAGCTTGAACTCAAACTCCAGCGCGGTGCTGAACCGGTCGGCCAGTGTGTGGGTGGCCTTGGTGATGATCCATGCGCTGCTGTCGACCTCGGCCTTGAAGCCGCGCACCGTGGCCGGCAGCTCGGGGAACAGCTCGGGCTGGGCGATGGCCAGTGTGATGCCGAACTCGGCCACGCCGCGCTGTATGCGATTCCAGCTGCTTTTTGCTGCCCGCTCGGCCGATTTCTGCGTGGCGTAGACGTGGCGCAGGGTTTTGAGGTTGTCGCGCTCGCCGGCCACAACCTCGCCTTTCTTGCCCTTCTTGGTGTTCTGGTACTCGGCGCGCACGCCGGTGAAGTTATCGCGGTTGGCCACGCTGTAGCGGTGGCTGTCACCACTACGGCGCTCGATCAGCACTGCCGGCAGCAGCTGGCCGCTGGCGGTCAGGCCGGCGCCCAGCGGGGCGAACAGCAGCCGGCCGGCTTTCACTGTGGCCACGGCATCGAACTGACGGGCCAGCCGCGTCAGGAAATTGGCGTCGCTTTCGTTGGTCTGGTCGATATGGCTGATGACCTGGCCGGCCAGCGCCGGCGACACGGCGGGCATGAGCTTGGCCGCCTTGGCGACAGTGGCCACGATCTCGGCCACGGTCTTGCCGTGAAACGAGCGCTCGCGCTGCATGAGCAGGCCGCTGGCAAAGTCGGCACTACTGGCGCGGATAGTGAGCTTGTCCGGCGCGCCACTGTGCTCGATCTCGTCGACCACGAACAGCCCTTTGTCGATCAGGCCGCTATCCTGCCAGCCCAGCCACACGGCTACCTTGGCCTTGAGCGGCGGCAGGGCAAGGCTGCCATCATGATCGTGCAGCACCAGATCGAGCTGATCCGCCTCAAAGCCGCGATTGTCAGTCACGGTGAGCGATTCCAACCGGTTGTCGATCAGGCTGGAAATATCGCGCCCGTTGACCACCACCCGGAAGATGGGTCGGGGTATGCGCTGGCCAGTCATCAGCCTGCACCGTTGGCGGCAGCCACGGCATCAGCCGTGCGCTTGTTGATGCCGTTGCGCAGCGCATCGCCACGCGCCGTCATGGCGTCGACCTGGGCTTGATCGGCGGCCGGCGGCGTGGCGGCATCATCCACGCGCTTGAGGCTGATGGTGAACTCGATGCGGCGCGCGGCACCATCCCAAAAGAACAGGCTTCTGGTTTCGTCGATCTTCTCGATCACGAAGGTGCCGTATACATAGCCGCTGCCCTCGATCATGGGATAGCCATCACCCGCATCGGCCATGTCGCGCAGTTGGTCGATGAACGATACACCACCGGTCAGCTCGGGCAGGCAAACCCCACTGAGCGTGATGCTTTCATCGTCCGGCCCAAGGTATTGCGCCACCGGCCGGGCACCCACACGGGCACCGGATGGGTGGCGCCAGCTGGCTTGCCGCTGCAGCTCTTGGTACGGCAGGGTTTTCAGCTGGAACACGAACATGCCGAGGCTGAGCAAATTGCTGTTGCGCGCTGCCGGCGGCTCGCCCTCGGTGAGGTCGGCCGACGAATCATAGAGCGCGCGCAGTACGTCGAAATCCATGCTTACTCCGAATCAACCAGACGGCTGCGCGGGTTGTTGACCTGGCGCAGCAGCGCCGCGACCTTGCGCTCGACCAGCTCGGCAAGCTGGCGCTCATCCATGCCTGGCGCCGGGTAGATATGAATGCCGCCCAGCTGCACCACCTGGCCCGTGCCGGCCGGCGCCGCCACTGCCGACGAGATCGGCGCGCGCGTATCAACACGCACCCCGGCAGCTGCAGCCGTGCCCACTGCGAAGCCCGCGGCCACGGTGGCGAGCTGCTTGCCAAGGCCGATCACTGACGAAATCGGCCCGCCCTGCCCTTGCTGCAACCCTTTATCCAGCCCCTGCATGGTGAAGTTGCCAAGCTGGGCAAACACGCGCGACGGCGAATGTATGCCGAGCTTTTCCTTGAACCAGCTGACGGTGTTGTCGGCGGCGCCGGTAATCGTGTCCTTTACCGTGCCCAGCATGCCGGTGATACCGTTGACCATGCCCTGCATCAGGTTGCGGCCAAACTCGGTGAACTTGCCGGGTAGCTCTACCCCGAACCAGCTGAGCACTTCAGCGAATGCCTGATAGAACAGGCCCACCGGCGACCAGTTGACGATGAGTTCCGACACGCCGGTAATGCCGCCGGCAAAGGCATCCTTGATGGTTTGCCATACCGCGCCCACCGCCTGCCATGCGCCGGATGCTGCCGCTGTGATGCCGTTCCAGACGCTGCGCATGCACTGCCCGGCAAAGTCGGTGAATTTGCCTGGCAGCTCGATGCCGAACCAGCTGAGCACACCGGCAAAGGCGCGATAAAAAAGGCCCAGCGGCGACCAGTTGACGATAAGCGCGGCAACGCCGCCGATACCCCCGCTAAATGCCGCCTTGACCTCACTCCACACACGCCCGAAAAACCCGGTGATTTCACCCCAGTGGCGCGCGATGAGGCGTGGAATGCCGATGATGGGGAATATCCAGTTCAGGATTGGGTACTTGGCGAACACGCCATCAACGCTTGACCATAGCCCGCTGAAAAACGCGGCCAGCGGCTGCCAGTTCTTGTAGATGAGCAGCGCGGCCACCGCGATCAGGCCGATGGCAATGATGATCGGGTTTGCCGCCAAGAACGAGAACACCGCGCCCAGCACCGCCAGCGGGCCGAGCAGCGCCGATATCGCAATGCTGAGGGTGCCCAGCACCACCAGCAGCACGCCGAGCACGCCGGCGGTCTTGACCAGCAGCCCGGCCAGCTCGGGATTGGCACGCGCCCATGCACCGGTTTTTTCGGCCACATCACCCAGCCACGTGGTCAGCGCTTTCAGCTCGGGCGCGATGGTTTCGCCAAAGGCCACGAGGCCGTTGGTGAAGGTGCCGGCCGCTGATTCCCACAGGTTCTTGAGCGTGCCCAACTGGGCGTTCACGCGGGTTTGCAGATCGGCCTGCGCAGCCATCTTGGCCTGCACCTCGGCATAGCCTTCCTTGCCCTTGTCGATCAGCAGGCCGACGACCTGGAGCGTTTCGGCATCGTCGCCAAAAATCTGCTTGATGACCGCGATGCGCTTGGTGTCTTGCTGTATGCCCTTGAGCTTGGCCAACTGGGCAAACAGGTTGTCCATGCCGCCGAACTGGCCCTTGCCGTTGGTGAAATCGAGCTTGATGCCAGTCCCGCCCAGCAGCGCGTTGCCCTTGGCCACCTTCTTGATATCCAGCCCGGCCTGAAACACCTTGCGGTAGGCATTGCCGGCAGCCTCACCGGCCATGCCGGCCTGATCGGACATGACCAGCAGCGGCGCCAGCGCCTTGGCAGCATCCAGCCCCTTGGCCTTGATGATGTCGAGCGCGGGAGAGAGCTTGGTAAAGCCCTGCAGCATGTTGTTGTCGTCAACGCCGAGGTAATAAGCGCGCTGGATCACATCCATCAGGCCCATCATGTCGCGCTCGGTGGTGCGGGTGGCATCTTGCATCTTGGATGCGAATTCGGCGGCAGCGGTCGGGGTCTTTTCCAGCTGTACGGCCAGATAGGCAGTGGCCTCGCCCATGCCGCCGAGGATGGTTTGCGGGGTCATGCCCTGACGAAGCAGCATGGTCATCATGTCCTGGAAATCGCTGGTGGCGCCGGGCAGCTTGTCGCCCAGCTTCATGGCTTGGCGGTTGATCTGGTCGAACTGCGGGCCGACAACACCACCTACGCCCATCATGGCCACCTTGAGGCGCATGCCGGCGTTCTCGGCATTGGCAAATTCCTTGGCGATGCCCACCACTGGCGCGGTCAGGCCAGCGCCGGCGGCACCCATTGCCACGCCGGCGCCGGCCAGCTTGTCGCGCGCGGCAATGGTCTTGTCGTAGCGCTGGCGGATGGACTGCATCTGCTGGGCGCGCTTGTTGGCACGTGCAAGCGCAGCATCTTGCCGGGCCAGCTCGACATTGGCACGGGCAACGGCGCCGGCCAGCTGCTGTTCGTGCTGGGCAAGGTTGCGTACCCCGGCGGCATTCATGGCACTACGCAGGCGCAGCAGTTCCTTGGTTTGCCCGGCGTGCTGTTCGCGCAACTTGGCAGCTGCCTTATCGGCGTCCTTGAACTGGCGCACCATGTCCCGCGTGGGATTGGCGGTGCGAGCAAGCTGGCTGCCCAGCGCCTTGGCGTAGGCGTCTGCCACGTGCAGGCTGTTGCCGGTGGCCTTGGCTTCGGCCGATAGGGCGCGCAGCGCCTGCGCCTCTTGCTGGGCCTTGCCCAGCCCCTTGAGCTGTTCACGGGTAGCCTGCACGGCCTTGGCCAGCCCGGAACTACTGGCCATGACCTGCTTGAGCGGCTTGCTCACCCGATCTGCCAGCTCCATCAACACCCGCAGCTTGAGATCATTGCCGCTCAATCATCCACCCCGCTTCGCTGCCTGGCCAACTCGCGCCAGTGCATCAGTTCCGTCAACGACATGGGGTCGAGCACATCCGGCCCCCAATGAAAAATCACTGCAATGTCGGCGTAGGCGTCGTCGACACAGTGGGGGATGCATCCGGCCGCGCGGCCTTCGGCACCAAAAAACCGGCGACCTCGGAACCGAGCTGCACCAGATCGGCAGGGTCAAGGTTGGCCACGTCTTGCTTGGTCAGCAGCGGGTCGGTGATGCGGGGCAGCACGGTATGCAGGGCGTCGACGTCCATTTGCAGCAGGCTGGCGAGCGCTACGCCGCGCAGCTCGCCCGAGCCGGGCTTGCGCACGGTGACTTTCTCGATGCGCTGCTCGCCACGGATGATCGGGGTATCAAGATCGACAACTGCGGTAACTGGGGATGCCATGATGGTTTCCTTGGGATAGAGTGAATTGGCCCGTAGCCGATTGCAGGTCGGGCAGTGCCCCGTTTCGCAACTGCGAGCGGGGCGCTTTCTTTACGCGAGGCCGAGCGCGCGGCGCTGTTCGGCCAGACGGTCGACACCACCAACCGTTTCAACAAAGCCGGGCACGTCGATCTCGATCACCACGCTGCCGTTGATGGTGAGCTTGTAGTAGCTGATGGCGGTGTTGACCTTGAACTCGGTGTTGTCGCCGGGCTTGGCCTTGCCCATGTCGATTTCACGGTGGCGGCCACGCACCACCAGCTCGACGGCATCGACTTCGCCGGTGTCATCGCGCTGGTAGGCACCGGCAAAGCGCAGCAGCACGCCGGCCGCCTTGGTGATGGCGAATTGCTCCAGCACCTGGCGCATCAGGCCGCCGCACGTCCATTCCATTTCGAGCTTTTCAAGGCCGAGGTCGGCCTCTACCGGGGCATTCATGCCGCCAGCGCGCACCTCTTCGGTCTTGCGCGCCAGCTTGGGCAGGTTCACTTCATCAACCTGGCCGGCATAGCTGGTGCCGTCGTTGAACAGCATCATGTTCTTGAGCTTACTGGGCATGCCCATCGTCAGAGTCTCCTTTCCTGCGCCGGATTAGCCCGCTACCTGGGTAGCGAAATCCAGCAAGTAGCGATCCGTGATGCGCTGGCGGAAGGTCAAATCCTCCAGCGGCGGCACGGGGGTATAGTCGTAGTCGATGGCCAGCTTGCCGGCCTTGAGGGTGTCCTTGGTGTTGGCGAGCGGGTCATACCAAGCGCCGCCGCCAAGCAGGCAACCGGCCTGCACCCACTCGCGGAACTTGGCGTTCAAGCCCTCGATGATGTCGCGCACGCGGCTAGGGGTCAGCGGGCCGTCGACAGCCCACATATGCGCCTCGGCCATGGTGTCGGCGATGATCTGCGCGCTGCGGGTGTAGTTCTCGAAGGCGAACAGCGGATCATCACTGCAGGTGCGCGAACCCCAGAAGCGATAGCCACCGCGATTGATGAGGGTGGTGACCTCATTGCTGTTGAGGTAGTTGCTGTCGCTGGTGGGTTCTTGCAGATCAAAGAACACGTCGGCGGTGATGCCGTCCACGCCATTGACGGCGACGTTGGAAATGGTCTTGTGCCAGCCGATGGTGTTGTCGATCTTGGCGCACAGGCCGAGCGCGCGGGCAGTGGCAAACGCCGGCATCTCGGCATTGGCGGTGGTGTCCCAACCCACGAAATCCGGCCACACGACCATCAGCTCGCGCTGGCCGAAATTGGCGCGGTAGGTTGTGGCTTCTTCCTTGGTGTTTACGCCGTAGGCGCTGACATAGGCAAATGCCCGCAGCTTCTGCGCGATGCTGGCCAGCTCGGTAGCCACCGGCAGCGCATCCATGCCTGGCACAGCCAGAATGCGCGGCTTCACCTTCAAGCGCGCCTCGGCGCTGAGTAGTGCCTTCAAGCCCGTATAGCGACCGTCTGGCGTGGTAGTGCCGATGATGTTGCTGATGTTCTGCGCCAGTGACGTGCCTTTGGCCACCCGCACCACGACCGTGGCCGCGTTGGCCTGGGCAACAATGGCACTGAGCGACTTGGCGAGGGTGCCATCGACACCGGCTTTGCCGATGGCGGCCTGAAGGTTGGTCAGCAGTACGGGAGTATTGAGGGGGAACATTGCCGGGTCGGCATCTTCTGCAACGCAGACCATGCCGATGACGGCGGTATCGACAGTTCTGATGGGGCGCGTGCCATCGCTCAATTCAATGACGCGTGCGCCGTGGTGATATTCGGCCATGCTGCATGCTCCGGTTTATGGTGCTTGCAGCATGCCGCGCGCGCGGCGCCGGGTCTTGCGGTGGGTGTTGTGGCAGGTTCCCGCACGATCAGCCTTGCAGTTCCTTTAAGTAAGTAGATACTATTTTCTTCACCGAAAAAAAGGGATATGCCAAAGATGTCAGAGTCTACTTACACCTCTCCGCGTGGCCTGCTTAACGCATTTAATTGCCCTCTCTGTAATGCCTATGCCCAGCAAAGTTGGTACAGCCTGCAAAGGTATTCGGGACATCTCCGGCAAATTTTCGAAGCGGTCTGTGCTCACTGCAAGGAGTCCAGTTATTGGTATGCGGCAGGGCTGTCTGATGAGGAGCGAGAACAAGCGCGAATGGTGATCCCGGACCATTCTGTAGCACCGATGCCACACGACGACCTGCCAGCTGATTGCACATCGGACTTTCTGGAAGCGCGAGCCGTTCTGCATCATTCACCTAGAGCCTCTGCAGCCCTGCTTCGACTAGTTGTGCAGAAGTTATGTGTGCACCTAGGCGAAAGCGGCAACGATATCAACAAGGATATAGGCAAGCTCGTCGCCAAAGGGCTACCTACAACACTACAACAAGCACTGGATGCGGTACGCATCGTCGGTAACTCATCAGTCCATCCAGGCGAAATTGATCTGAACGATACGCCTGAAATTGCCCTTCACCTGTTCACATATGTGAACCTGGTAGTTGAAAAAATGATCGCGGAACCGAAACAACTAGCCAACTTCTACAGCTCACTTCCTGCAGGCAAGCTAGCTGGCGTTGCTCAGCGAGACCAGCCAAAGCCTTCCAAACCGTGAATGCGGGCCAGCATGCTGGCCCATTTTTTCATACCTCGACAACGAATACTTGGACGCCGGCAAAGCGCATGCGCTTTTCCAGCGGCAAGCTTTCGTTGATGGTGGCCTCGTCGACCGCCCACGCGCCGGACTCACGCAGCGGCACGTTGACGGTCATCGCGCCCTCCTCCATGACCGCCAATACCATACGCTCCCGACCATCGCGGGCGCGCAGCGGCATGCGGAAAACATCCGACACCGGGATCAGCACGCCGGCCGGGCCGCGCAGCTCGGCACGAAACGTCAACACGGTGCCTGCCGGGCAGGTCACATCATGCAGGCCATTCAGCAGCACTGCCGCCGCGTGGTCGGCATCCGGCTCGATAGCCACGATGACCAGCTCGGGCAGGTACGCACCGGCGCCGGCTGGTGACACCCATTCGCCCGCTTCATTCAGCCGCCATTGCGGGGCCACCTCGTCCGGCACTTCGACGAATTCGGCAACGAGCAACGCCGGAAAATAAACAGCCGGCTCGCGGCTCACGTCGACTGCGACACCATCAACTACACGTGCAAAGTTCATGCGTTCCCCTATCAATATTCGATGACGATTTCGCCATCACCGCCTGGGCCGCCGATACCGCCACCGTTGACCCCGGATGCGTTGCCCATGCCACCGCCACCACCTGAGCCGGCATTGCCCGCACCGCCGATGGCATTGTTGTTGCCATTCGTCGCCGCAGCAGCAGAGCCGCCACCCTTGTAACCGCCACGGATACCGGCAACAGCCATCGTCGTTGACGCGACACCACCCGCACCGGCGCCACGACCTGGCGCTGTCGCACTGGACGTTGACGGGGCGGCATCACCGCCGCGCCCGGTCATGCCGCCCATGGTCGGGTTTGATACCAGCGTTGTTGCAGGCGGGGTGTCGGCCGTAGTCGGGAATACGCCGGCCGGGATGCCATTGCCACCGGTAGTGGTGTTGTCTGCAGGCGCCGATGAAGTACCTGCGCCACCGGAATAGGCGCAGCTCTTGGAGGTGATATTGCCCCCGGGAATGCCGCCCACCGCACCGCCACCTGTGGCATGAACCGGGTTCGCAGCATCACCGGTGATGGAGATATCGCCACCGCGACCGCCATCCCCCAAAGGCGTACCCGCAGCACCGCCACCCGTTGCCGAGCTTGCGGGCGCGATCGTGAATGCGCCGCTGTCGCCGCCCTTGGTGTTGATATCGCCACCGTACCCCATGCCACCCAATGCACCAGCGACAGGGAGCCCAGTACGTTTGCCGCCCTTGCCGCCAGTGGCATACAGGCTGGTGCCGAATGTGGTCGTGCCGCCATCGCTGCCGTTTGCATCGTTGCCGCCTAGACCAGCAGCCCCGATGTTGTAGTTGATGACGTCACCGGGCTGCACCGGGATTTCTTTCATGGCGCAACCACCACCAGCGCCACCTTGCGCGCCACCGGCAGTCAGTGCCGAGTTGGAGCCACAATGCCACCCAGCACCACCACCGCCTGCCCCGGTTGGGGTCACACGCAAACGATATACACCTGCTGGCACGATGAACTGCCCCGGGCCGGGCTTGTTCAACACCTTGACCACGCCATAGCCGTAGACCAGCGACTGCTGTTGCGGCATGGATCGAATCGAGCGCCCCATATCAGGCCAGCCTTTCCATGGCATAGGCCACGGCGCTGACGTTGGCGGTGCTGGCATAGACGAACACGCGCTCGCCGCCGCTAAGGATGACGGCAGTGCGCTCGATCACGTTGGCGTTGGTGCCGGCCGGGGCGAGCTTGGCATCGTATTCGAGCCAGTCGGCATCTTGCAGAATGGCGCTGGTGCTGACGGCAATGCGCACCAGTGCATCAGTCGCGCCGCAGTTGACCATGTTGATGTTGACCACCTTGACCTTGCCGGCATCCACTGGCTGCCCGAGTTGGGTAATGGTGGCCGCAGCGAGCCGCGCGCGGCCCAGCAATCCGTTTGCCATGAAGAATCCTCACAGTTGGCCGAAGAAATACAGCTCGGCCGAGAGCTGGGCCGAGAGTTGGTTAAGAGCAGTGGTGACCTTCTGATCGACATAGGTTTGACTGGCGATCACGACCGAGGGGTCGAGGGTGAGGCTCACCGCTGCGGTATTGGTGACGGCCAGCACCATGCGCACGTACATCTGCTTGTTGGCGCCGGCGCCGAACACCGGCTTGTAGCTGGACGGGTACTTGCCAATGGCGATCAGCTCGCCCGCCGGGCTGAAAATGCCGACCTCGCGCACCGTGAACGGGCCGGCCGAGTCTGGTAACAACCCCTCGACGATGACGCGGCCCGGGTTGGCGGGATCGACCAGCACCTGATTGACCTGGCCACGCCACACCTCATGCTTGAGCGCGACTTGCGACTCGTCCGGGTTATAGCTGGCGCCGTTGTCGCCATCGCCCACGGCGAATTGCACCAGCTGCAGCGGCTGGCCCGCTGCAATGGCGGCGGCCAAGCGGGCCTTGCCGGTGGTGGTGACGAGTGAATAGAAATCCGGCATGTCATTCCTTGGGGTAAAGCGTGACGATCTCGCCGGCCAGCGTGGTGGCAGCCACGACCGGCACGTCGGATACGACTGTCGTTTCGATCTGCAGCGATGAGAGGTGGCGGCTCACCGGCCTGGCGTCGGCGATCATGCTGTCGAGATCGGCATGCATAGCCTCGGTGATGCCGTTCGCGGTGACGCCCAAGCGCAGCGAGAAAGTGCCGCGCTGCTGGCGCGGGTTGGTCTGCCACCATTCGACAATGGCCAGCAGCTCGGCAATCGGGGCCACCACGCGGCGCACGGCGGCGATGGTGCCCTTGTGCTCATGCACGCCCCACGAGGCGGCGATCACGGCCCGCTTGGTAGCCTCGGGCCAGTTCTCATCCCAGCGATCTACCGAGCGCGCCCATGCCAGCCACGGCAACAGGGCAACCGGGCATGAATCGACGCGCCAGAGATCGCGCAGCGGTATCGGCACCGCGTGCGATGCGCATGCCTGGACAATGGCCCGCTGCAGCGGTGTTGCATTGGGGGGCAGCAGGCTATTCATCGGTGCCCGCCAAGGTGACCGCCATGCTGGTGCAACGGGAGGATTGCACCGGCGAAATCACCAGATCAGCCGCCGGGCTGTCGACCTCGATACGCTGCACACCCGGCACATAGGCCACACCGGTGATGGCCGAGCGGCGGATATCACGCCCCAAGCGCCGCTGTTCGTCGGCGTAGGCGGCCAGCCGCTGGCGCACGGCGGCGAGGATCGGCTCGGACTCCGGCCCCGGAAACAGCCACAGCCGCACCGCGATGCTGTAATCGACAATGACCGCCGACTGCACCGTGACCAGATCACTGATCGGCCGTACATCCTCGGCCGAGAGCGCGGCCGATACGTTGGCCAGCAGATCAGCCGGCGCCGAGCCATTGCCCTGCAGCGACAGCACGGTGACCACCACCTCGCACGGGTTGGGGCTAACCACGCTGACGTCGGAAATCCGCCCATCTGCTGCGCGTGCATAACCGGCATAGGCCGCACGCGGCCCGGCCACGCTCAACCGTTCAAACGCTTCCTGCGCGCGCACGCGCAACGATTCGTCCGATTCCATGACGGCCGGCGTGGGCGGCACGGTCGACGGATCGGCCGGCGTGACCACCAAACGCTGTGTCTTGTTGTTGGCCGCCAGCTGGTCGAGGTCGGCGCCGTATGCTTGGGCCAGCATGACGGCGCGCGCAGCTTCGTTCACGCGCTGGCGCCAGATCATTTCCTGATAGGCGCTGACCTGCAGCAGGATGGCGACCGGCTCGGTTTCCAGTTCGAGTGTTCTGGCCACCTCGGTGCGCTGCTCGGCCGGAACGAGGGAGAGAAACAGCGCCTTGAGGTCGGCATAGATCACCTCATAGCGGATCTCTTCGACCACATCAGGCGGCGGCAAGCGGGAAAAATTGAACAGGTCACTCATGCGGCAAGCCCCCGCAATGGCACCTGCAGCTGCGCGGCCTCGCGGCGCGCGCCGTCGATCCGGTCAAAGTCGAGGTCAACCAGCATCTGCCCGTCAGCTGCACCGCGACGGAAAGCGATGCGCGTTACCGTGATTCGCGGCTCCCAGCGCTGCAGGGCCGACACGATGGCCGCGCGAAGCAACTGCATGCCCACTGCGTTCGACGGTGCATCGATCAGATCGGGCACCAGTGAACCGAAGTCGCGGCGCATCACCCTGCTGCCTATCGACGTGCCGATGATGGTCGCCACAGACTGGGCAATGTGGGGCAGGTCGCGCAGCGTGCGCCCGCTGCCGGCATTCATGCCCGCGCTCATGCTGACGGCCCGCCCGTGTTGCTGGCACCGGCCTGCACGCCGGTGTGCTTGTGGGTGTGCAGCACGATGCCGTTGGATGTGAGATTGCCACCCTGCTGGGTAAGCGGGCCATTGATGACCGATCCGGCGCCGCCATCGCCCCAGCCGGCCAAGCCGGCCAGATAGCTGAGCAGCCCCTTGACGGTGTGCTTGCCGGTGCTGGTGGTCTGCGGTGCATCGAGCTTGATCTCACCCCCTGCACGCAGCGTGATGGTGCCGGCAGCCTCGATCAGCGCCGATTGCACACCGCTGAACTGCAGCGCACCGGTAGCGTGGTTGTAGAGCACCTGGGCGCCATCCGGGTAAACGGTCAGGTGCTCGTCGGGGCTGTGGCTGGGGCTGGGATTGGTGTCGCTGAACAAGCCCAGCAGCACCAGCCCGGCGCCGGTTTCACCCGATGGCGACAGCACAATGCACTGCTCGCCCACCGTGGGCGGGCACCAGCTGCGCGTTGCACCTGCCCTGAAGGTCAGCCAATGCAGCCAGTCGGTTTCCAGCTCGCCGCTTGATACACGGCACACCTCACCGGCATGGTCGACCGCGATCACCACGCCGGTGCGGATGGTGCTTTCGATCCGCCTTGGCAGATCGGAGGGATTGAATGCAGAGGAATTCGTCATGCGGCAATCGTGCCGCGCGCGCGTCGCCGGGTCGCGCGGTGGCTGTTGTGCCGCGCCCGCACACGCCAGTGCTATCGGGCCAGTACGGCGAGTACCTGGTCTTTGATGCGCTCTCGGTCGGCCTTGGTGAAGCCGAGCAGGCCACGGCGTGGCAGCTTGGCGCCGCCGGCCTGATGCTGGCGGGCGATGCCGGCATCGCGCCCGCTGAATCCGACGCTGGCCTCGCTGGCGTTGCCGTTGGCCTTGAGGTGACTGGCCTTGCGCAGCTTGAGGAACACGACACGCGCGATGCGCCCTTTCTTGCGGCGCAGATGCTTGCGGGGCACATAGGGGGTGCCGTCCGGGTTCTTCTGGCTGGCAATGCGCGCGGCCTGACCTTGCCGCAGGGTCGTGGCAATCTGGCGGGAGAGCTTGCGCCGCTCGGCGGGCTGCAGCTTGGCCAGCAAGGTGCCGGCCCAGCCGTGCAGATCGTCGATATCAGCCGCCGGCATGCTGGCGCTCGAAGATGGCGAGCCAATCGCTTTCCACCGGCGGCGGCTCATCAACCGTTTCGGTCTGCCACACACCATCGACCTGGCGGCAGATCACCCGCTCGGTGAGCGGCAGCTCTATGGACAGGTCGGCGCGTTCTTCGTCGATGATATCGGCCTCGAACTGGATGGCATCAGCCCGCCGCTCGCTGTTGTCGAGCAGTTCGGGCTGATTGATGGCCAGCCAGTCGACGATAGCCAGCATGAGCACATCCGGGCTGCCCTGATAGTTCTGCAGGATCAGGTTCAACGTGTACTGGTATTCGTAGCTGCGCGACGGGGTGCCGGTGGAAATCACCCGGCCCTTGTCGATGAACACGAGCAGTTGATCGGGATCGCGTGCCAGCGTGGGGATGGCCAGCAACAGGCGCTGGCGCAGGCTATTCGGCTTTTTCATCGGACAGCGCCAGCTGTTGCCGCAACCATTCCTGCAGCTCGATCAATTGGACTTCGACGGCGCGGCACTGGCGGGCTTCGATGCCGTGTTGTGCTGCAATGTCTGTGAGGACAACAGCGGCGGTGGCCTCATCAGCAGCGCCGGCGGGTTCGGGCAGCTCGCCACGGTTGGCGCCGTTCCACAGCCGGACAAAGCCGACAGGCACAGGAGCAGCGGCATCAGCTTTTGCAGAAACATAGACGGGAACCTCTTTGATGATCGGCTCGGCCGATTCATAGACCACACGCACGCGATCCACGTAGCGGGTCACCGCGCTGGCAGAAATGGCCTGCTGCCGGATGGTGTCATGCGCCACGGCCAGCGACTGGGCGGCGCGCTCGGCATCCCACCGCCCTTGCACATGGCCGGCGCCCTTGACCCAGCCGAAGGCGACCGCAGCAGCGAACAGGCCGGCAATGACCAGCCAGCGCAACACGATGGGCGGCACGATCATTTTCTGTACCAGCCTGCCGCGTTCATGTCGGCCTCGCTGAGCTGGCGCACGTCGCCCATGATGACCATGACCCGGCGCTCGCCCACCACATGGCGCAGTTGGTCGATGAACCTGGGCAGCTCGGCCGGCGGAAATGCGCCCTCGCCCAGCTGCAGCACATCGCCGTCCTGCAGATCGATCTTGCGCACAGCCACCATGACGTCACTCACGCTGCCACCGCCTCGGCCTGGCTGGCGTAGCGCTCGTATGCGCGGGCAAGCTTCACGTCGTAGAGGTTGGCGGCATACGCCGGCCCATTGTAGCCATGGGCAAAGTCAGCCCACTTGCGGGTGCGCAACGCCTTCAACAGCACGGGGTCTGCCGCGATGAAGCGCATAAAACCATCCAGCTGGCCGGCCTCGCTGTCCTGCATGGCGGCCTCGAACTCGGCCGCCGAGGCGTAGCCCAAGCGTTGCCAGTGATAGCCCATGATCTGGAAGGCGCCCCAACTGGCCGCCTCGACGGCCAGATCGGGGTAACCGCTGACCAGCCCGGCATTGGTCAGGCGCTGCCATTCGGCGGCACCACCGGCATAACCACCGCGCTGCGGGTTGATGAGCAGCGGATAACGCGCAGCCAGTGCGGCCACATCGGCGCCAGCCGCCTGCAGCCGCTGATGCATGACGTGACGCTCGAACAAGACTTTGCAGCGGCCATCGGGCAGGAAGCCGGCGCCGGCGCTTTCCACTTCGTTGACGGCACGGATTGCCGCCACGGATACGTCCAGCTTCTCGGCAGCAGCCTGCAGATCGGCAGCGCCCAGCATGCCGGCCGGCTTGCTGCCGGCGGCCAGCACCTGGAGCGTTTTGGGGCCTGCGACGCCATCGACCACCAAGCCAATGCGTTGCTGGTAAGCGGCCACGGCATCGGCCGTGGCATCGCCGAACCAGCCATCGACCACCAGCGAAGCGCCAGCAGCATTCAGCATCTGCTGCAGGCTGGATACGGCCAGCCCGTGGGCGCCCATTTTCAAAGTGTCCATGTTTCTTTCCTCAACAGGCGGGTAATCAGGCTGTCGCTGCCGTCGGACAGGCTGCACAGCTCGACGATGTTGCCGCGCGTGGCCTGCACGGCAAGGCACAACACGACATTCAGAACGAGCTGAGCGGCGCCGACGTAATGCAGCCAGCCAGCAACGGAAAACACGGCAACGGCGCCAGCGGCCACGATGACCAGATACGCCAGTGCGCTGGCGACCGGCCGGTGTGCTGCGCCATCGCGGCTATACAGCAGCAGGCGCACGGCGATCAGGCCGCAGGCGATTGCGTTCAGCAGCTCGATGACGGTCACTTTGGCGCCCTCCAGTCTTTCAGCGCCTGATCCGGGTTGTCGGCCCGACGAATCAGCCACTGCAGGATTTTGACGATGACGGCTGCGGCCACCATGGCACCGATGCCCCGGCTGACTTCCACGGTGCGCGGGATGACCCCCGCAATCAGGCCGGTGACCAGCGAGGCGCACAGGCAGCCCGCACCGAAGCTGATGCAGAAAAAGACGACTTTCTTGAGGCGGGTCAGCTCGTCCGAGGCGAGCACGAACACCACGGCGCCGGCAAATGCGCCCCATACGACGGCCGGGTCTACCCCCGGCACCAGCGAAAGCAATGCCGGAATGCCCAAACTGGCGCTGGCGGCGGTGGTACTGATTGGTTCAGCCATTTCTCAATCCCATAGTTGAATGACGGCGCGTTGCGCCTGTGGTGCCTGATCAGGCAGCTGGATGACCTGGCCCAGCGGCAGTACCGCGCCCAGCTCAGCCACGCCCCGATTGGCTGCCAACACCTGTTCGGTGATGCCGGCCGTGCGGCCGAAATAGCGCTGACAAATCATGTCCAGCGTGTCGCCCTGTTTGGCGTAAACCTGCATCAGATCAGCTCGATGGCGCAGCGGCTGCGGCCCAGCAGGTCACAGATTGCAAAACGGCCATCGCGGCGCAGGTCATCGACTGATTCATCGAGCTGGTCAGCACGCTTGTTGCCGGCGCCGGTGCTATCGACGTCGCGGAAACGCTCGACCAGATTTGCCTTGGCAATGCAGTAGACAGCGCGGCGGTAGCGGTAGAGCTGGATGCTTTCGCCGTCGACCTGCTCGGCCGGTACGGCTGCCAGTGTGGTAACGCCCACCGCCTCGCGCCCGTTGCGGTACGCCCGCAGATCGTGGTTCACGCTGACCATCGCCTCGATCAGCGCGTGTTTAAGGCGTGCATCCGGCGCGGTGTCGCTCACCCGCATCACATCCCGGGCGTCATCCATCGAAATGTCAGGCCAGAACCCGCTATTGGGAATCGTGGCGCCGGTTGCTGGCGGGATACCGCCGGTTGCTACAAATCCGTTCATCGTTTCACCTGGAGGCGGTGGGCGGGGCTTTGAGTCGGCAAGCCGCTCGCCACCCCGCGCCGCCTTGCTGCGGGAGTCGCCCGGTTAGTCGGTTTATACCGACGTGTTCTTGATATCGCGCTCGATGCGCTTGATGTCGTCTTTCACGCCCACCCGGTCATGCAGCCGCAATGCCTGCTGCAGGTGGTTGAGCGCTTCCGGCTTGTTGTCCGGCTCCAGCGCGTAGGCAATCGCCTTGTGCAGCTTGGCCTTGACCTCATCCGGCATGTCTTGCTCGTCGACCAGCGCAAGGACGTCCAGCAACAGCGGCGCGTCGATGGCCTCACCGTCACCGCGCGCCGAGAAAGCGGCCCCGGCGAACTCTTCGGCAATGAGGGTTGCGGTGGTGCGGCTGTATTGATCCGGCATGGTCAGGCCGTGTGCGATGGCATAGCGCGCGATGGCCAGCGCGCCGGCGGTATCGCCGGTGTCGATGCGCCATACCATCACCGTCATCAACACATCGTCCTGAGCGCCACGACCGCCGGAGAGCACGCCCTCGACATAGGGGTCATACTCGACCAGCAGCTCGCGCTTGATCTCGACCTTGCGGGCGATGGATTGCACCTGCTTGAGCCGGCGCTTGTGGCCATCGAGCTGGGCGAGCATCAGCTCGTAACCGGTCGCGCCCTGCATCGGGCTGCCGGCCGAGGCTTTGGCGGCCTCAAGCGCGGCGGTAGTACGCTGGAAATGCGCTTTTGCCGGGCTGGTCATCAATGCACCTGCGGCAGCATCTGGATGTTTTCGATCATGCAGCCGGCTTCATAAGCTTCGACGACATAGGCATCGTTGGCGCTCTGATAGTCGGCAACCTGGTCGTAATCCGGCTCTTCGCGCATGTTGCGGCGGCGGGCGCCTTCCTGGGTGTACAGCGACAGGTTGGCCAGCTTGGTAATCAGGATCGTGCCGTCGGGGAAGAACGGCACGGTCACAGCCGCCTTGCCACCCACGCGCTTGTTGCTGACGATCATGTCGAGCGCCTGTTGCTCGGTCGGCGCATTGGTCTTGTTGATGAGCGGGAAATACTTGTCGGCCAACAGGTCGTCACTCATCACCACCACGAGATCGGGATCTTTGCGGAACTGCGGCTCGATCATGTTGTTGACGGCATCGAACACCAACGCGTCGAGGTTTTCATAGTCGCCGCCCGGGCCGACCGTGACCTTGCCGGCCACCTTGGTGCCATGGTTCATGACGCGCTGCGGGGCTTCCGTGCGGTACTTCTGCAGCCAGCCGATATTGACGTCCTGCAGCAGCGGATTTGCGACGCGATCTGTTTGCAGGGCAACGGTGACGCCGTTGAAACCGATCATGATGCGATCCAGTGCCTGCTGTTTGACGATGGCATTGCGCAGGCGGGTCTGAAAGTCGGGGAACCGTGCCCACATGTCGAGCTGTTCGTAACTGAATGCTGTGTCGAAATTGGTCTGGACGCAGCGATAGCGGCCGCTGCTCATGTCTGCGACGTTGCGCGGGCGGCGCGGATTGAGCTTGGTATTGGTGCGGCCGGCGATGGTGCCAATGACGCCCAGACCCAGCTTTTCGCTTTCCTGCTCCACCACGATGGGCATGTTGATCTTGGTGAGGAACTCGCTCGACAGCTGGATTTTGTTTTCCAGCGTCTGCTGTACGCTCGGCGCAACGGTAAAGGATTTGGTGGCGTCGGCGATACCGTTGAGGCTGGCCAACTGCGCGACGAATGCGTTAAAGGCAAGGCGCGTTTCATTCTTCATTGAAGTGCTCCGGGTTATATGGGTGCTTAGCAGTCGGTGACGATGCCGCTGTTGCCGCCACTGGCAACCGGGCGGGGCTTGCCTGCCTCGGTACTGTTCAGCTGGGTGACGAAGGCGTCGAATTCCTTGCGCAGTTCACCCAGATCGGTTTCGACCTGGCCAACTTGCTGCGGGATGGCAGCAAACCCGGCGATCTGCCCGGCTTGGTCGCGCTGGTTTTGCGCCAGCAGGGTGACGGCCTCGCCGACGTCGGCAAAGCGGGCGTCATCAGCAGCGGTTTTCTTGCTGAACCGGCCCAGCAGCTCGCTCACCTTGGTGAAAAGCTGAATACCGGTGCCGGCGCCGCTTTCTTCCTCGAACTCGATCGCGGTTTCCAGACCCAGTGAGTAGAGGTGGCCCTCGTCGAGTGCGTAGCGGCCGGTGGCACCAGCGCGGAATTGCAGCATTTGCGTGCCGAGGCTGGCCGGGTCATCGGTGACAGCCAGCCCCATCAGGTATGCCTGGCCGGTCTGGGCGAAATTCGGCTCGATCTCGATGGAGCTGTAAATCTTCTGGCGCGCGGTGGTCATGCTGACCAGCTCGTCAGTGGGGTCGATCACGGCATAGAGGGCCAGCTTGCCATTGAGCGGGCCACCCTTGATCTCTTCGGCCGTGAGGGCCAGCACATCACCGAAGCGCTTGAACGGGCTATCCGGCAGCACCGATTTAAAGTGCTCCAGATTCACGCGAGCGCCGCGCACCTCGGGATCATAGGTTGCCGCCATCTGCTGGATGAACAGGCGCGAAATCTCGCGGCCATCGCAGGTTGCGCCCTCGACGGCAACGCGAAATTTCTTGGACTTGGGGTTTTGCTTTGTGGCCATGCTGGCAGCTCTCTGCGGTTGCGCAAGTGATAGCTGCATGGTCGTGACATTGCGGGGTGCCGGGCAATCGCGGGCTGTTGTGCCACCCGCCGGCACGCAGCGGGCCGACTGCCCGCGCGCGTGGGGCACCCCATCATCTGGGCATGACGACAATAGCCGAACCGATCATCGAATCAGACCCGCGCCGACAGGCTCGCGGGTTGTACTGGCAGGGGTTCAGCATCGCGCAGATTGCCGAGCTGACCCAGACCCCGCGCGGCACGCTGGATAGCTGGAAGAAGCGCGACCGCTGGGACGATGCCGCCCCCATAGACCGGGTGGATTTTGCCCTTGAGGCACGGCTGACCCAGCTCATCATGAAGGAGAGCAAGACCGGGGGTGACTTCAAGGAAATCGACTTGCTGGGCCGGCAGATTGAGCGAGTGGCGAGGGTACGCCGATATAGCGGCGGCGGCAGTGAAACCGATCTCAACCCGAACATCGCGGCGCGCAATGCCGGGCCAAAGCAGAAGCCGGCACGCAACGTGTTCGACGAGGATCAGGGCGAAAAGCTGGTCGATGCGTTCCGCGATTCGCTGTTCGACTATCAGCGCGCGTGGTTCGACAACGCCAACCAGCGCACCCGCATGATTCTGAAATCCCGCCAGATCGGAGCGACCTGGTACTTCGCCCGTGAGGCGCTGGTCGATGCGATCCAGACCGGGCGGAATCAGATTTTTCTATCCGCTTCCAAATCGCAGGCGCACGTTTTCAAGCAGTACATCATTCAGTTTGCCCGCGAAGCCGCCGGCGTTGACCTGACCGGCGACCCCATCGTTTTGGACAACGGTGCGCACCTGTATTTCCTTGGCACCAATGCCCGCACGGCGCAGGGCTATCACGGCAATTTCTACTTCGACGAATTCTTCTGGACGAACAAGTTTACCGAGCTGAACAAGGTGGCATCGGGGATGGCGCTGCACAAGCAGTGGCGCAAGACCTATTTCTCGACGCCTTCGAGCATCACCCATGAAGCCTACCCGTTCTGGAACGGCGACCAGTTCAACAAGCGCCGGGCCAAGCGGGAACAAGCCACTTTCAATGTGACGCCCCAGTTTCTGGCCAACGGTGTGCACTGCGCCGACAAGATTTGGCGGCAGGTGGTCACGATTCTGGATGCCGAGCGCGGCGGGTGCGATCTGTTCGACATCGAGGAACTGCGGGCCTACGAATACAGCCCGGATGAGTTCGACAACCTGCTGATGTGCAATTTCATCGACGACACCGCGTCGGTGTTTCCGCTGGCGCTGCTGCAGCGCGGCATGGTCGATGCATGGGACGTATGGAGCGACTTCAAGCCGTTTGCCGGGCGCCCGTTTGGTGAGCGGCCGGTATGGCTGGGCTACGACCCGTCGCTGACCGGTGATAGCGCCGGGCTGGTGGTGCTGGCGCCGCCGCTGGTGCCTGGCGGCAAGTTTCGTGCGCTGGAAAAGCACCAGTGGCGCGGCATGGATTTTCAGGCGCAGGCCGAGGCCATCCGGGCCATCTGCCGGCGCTACAACGTGGCCTACATCGGTATTGATGCGACCGGGATCGGCCAAGGCGTTTACCAGTTGGTGCGGCAGTTCTTCCCGGGCACCGAGCAGATCAGCTACTCGCCCGAAGTAAAGGGGCGGCTGGTGCTCAAAGCGTATGACGTCATCAGCAAGGGCCGCCTTGAGTTCGATGCCGGGTGGTCTGACCTGGCGCAAGCGTTCATGGCGATCCGCAAAACGATGACTGCCAGCGGCCGGCAGGTGACCTATGAAGCCGGGCGCGATGAATCCGGGCATGCCGACCTTGCTTGGGCTTGCATGCATGCGCTGTTGCATGAGCCGCTTGAGGGCGCGACGGCGACCAACCAAAGTTTCATGGAGATGTGTTGATGGAAAGGATGACGAATTACCCGCTAAGCCAAGATGAGCCGCCGCCGGTCGGGGCTGGCGGTGGTCTGGAAATGTTCACCTTTGGCGACCCCGAGGCGGTGCTCGACCGGCGCGGCATCCTCGATTACCTGGAGTGCATGAGCAACGGGCGCTGGTACGAACCGCCGTTGTCGCTCGACGGGCTGGCCAAGAGCTTTCGCGCGACGCCGCACCACAGCTCGCCGATCTACGTGAAACGCAACGTGCTGGTGAGCAGCTACATCCCCCACCCGCTGCTGCCGCGCGGCGAATTCGCGCGCGCTGCGCTGGATTACATCGTGTTCGGCAATGCCTACCTTGAACGGCGCCGGGCCGTGACCGGGCGAACGATCAGCATGAAATGCTCGCTGGCCAAATACACGCGCCGGGGCGTTGACCTGGATCGTTACTTTTACGTGCCCAATGGGCGGGACGAGCACGAGTTCGAGCGCGGCGAGGTGTTCCACCTGATGGAGCACGATATCGATCAAGAGGTGTACGGGCTGCCGGAATACCTCAGCGCGCTCAACTCTGCCTGGCTGAACGAGTCGGCCACGCTGTTTCGTCGCCGGTACTACAAGAACGGCAACCATGCGGGCTTCATTCTGTACATGACCGACACGGTGCAGAACAACGACGATATCGACAACATGCGCACCGCCTTGAAAAACTCCAAGGGGCCGGGCAACTTCCGCAACCTGCTGGTGTATGCCCCGGGCGGCAAGAAGGACGGTATCCAGCTGATCCCCATCAGCGAGGTGGCGGCCAAGGACGAGTTCTTGAACATCAAGAACACCACCCGCGACGACCAGCTCGCCGCGCATCGCGTGCCGCCCGTGCTGATGGGCATCATCCCGACGAACACCGGCGGCTTTGGCTCGCCGGCCGCAGCAGCGGATGTATTCAACCGCAACGAGATTGCCCCGCTGCAAGCGCGCTTCATGGAGCTGAATGACTGGCTGGGCGAAGAGGTCATCCGCTTCAAGCCTTATGCCTTGGCAGACACACCCACCGGCTGA